AACACGAACACCTCGATAGTGTCGCCAGGCGCAGCGCCGGCACCGTGCCGGCTGATGAAACCGAACTCGAACCCGCCGGCCACCGGCCGGGCACGGCTGACTGTGAACGGATGCGCGCACCGTGCCGCCACAATGGGAGCGTCACCCTGCACAGTCAGAAACGCCTGATTGCCGTAGCCACCGCTCACCGGTCCGCCGGCCGTCTCGAATACCAGCGTGTGCTTACTGATCAGCGCATAGTTGAAGAACGTCGAGTCGATGATGACATTGTCGTTGGTGTTGCGGATTTCAAAGCCGGCCTCTGCCATCAGTAGGTCCCAAAGTAGAAGTCCGAGTTGAAGCCCCAGGACATCGTGGTTCCGCTGAACGTCACCTGCCCGAACTCCCTTGGATACATCAGCCCATTCTGATCCAACACCGGAAAGTAGAAGGGCTGGCCCTGTGCCAAGGCAGGCTCTTGTGACGACCCGTTCTGCGCGGAAGTAACCCTGCCGAGCAGCCGCGTCATCCGCGAGGTCACTGATACTTCAAGCTGCCCCTGCGGGCCGAACGCCTCAAATCCTGCGGGCATAGAACACCTCCAGATGAATGAGGGGCGGCCCCCGTAGGACCGCCCCATTTCAGTTACCCCAGACGCCGAAACGCGCCCGCATGACCCCGTTCTCGTCGTAGCAGCGCCAGTTGCCATCGCTGTACTCAGTGCGCCGCCCACCCGAAGGCGAAGACACACGGAACACGTCGGCAAGCACATCGAAGGAGCTGACACCGTTGTGGGAATCAACACGGATGCCAGCAATCTTGCCGTCGCTGCGAACGTCCACCGACCATGAGGCGCGGGCTTCGTTGCCGCCCACATTGAAAGCGCTAGGGCCGGCCTGCCCTGGTGTGGCAACCTCCAGCTGCGGCTGCACCATACGGATGAAACCGTTGGTGGAACCGGCCTTCACGTAGTAGCGCAGGATCGGACGCGCCTGGGCAGCAGCCACCGGGGCCCTGCCGCGAATCGTAATTCGCGTGTACTCGCTGATTCTGGGTCCGCCGGCGGCGATGGGATAAACCTCCTGGCTTGCCATCGGGACGCCGACGGTCGCCCCAGCCGCGTCCAGCCATTCCACCACCAGCGCTGCGCCCCAGCCGTTGCCGCTCACGTAGGCAGAGAACCAATACTCCTCACCACCCTTGATGGGCACATCCTGGCCCCACACCTGCGCGATGCCGGCCTTGGTTGCGCCGGTGATGATCAGTCCCCAGTTGCCCCAAGGGATGCCGCCATCACCCTGCCAGCTGGCAGCGTACCGGCTTCCGACGCCAGTGTTGTCCCCCGACCACCAGGAGCCCCATCCGTCCATGCTTTTCAGCAAGGCGTTGCCCAGCAGGTTGGGCGACCCGCCGATAACGCCGATGCTGGCCTCCATCTTCTGCACCACTGAGGCAGGCGGCATGCCTTCCATTTCGGCCTGCAAACCCTGAATGGACAAGGAGTTCGCTGCGATCCGGCCGTCGTGCTGCTGGATTGTCGATTGCATCTGGCTGAAAGCCGTCGCACTCACATTGCCCACCTGCGTTCTCAGCTGCGACAGATCCTCCGCGGTTGCGTCGAGCTTCGTCCCCTGCTGGGTGACGGTGGTGGTCAGCGCGCTGGTCGCCGCGGCGTTGGCAGCAGTCCGCGTGGCGGTCTCGCCGCCGCTGGGCACCCAGTTGGTAGCGATCTCCCCCTGCTGCAGCATCACGTTGTCGATCTCGACAAAGATCGGCTGCGCGGTAGGGGAAGTAATGCGACCCACATACACGCGCACGCGGTCAGCGGCAGCGCCGGTTGTGCGCGCGGGCAGGCTCAGACGTTGCCACTCGCCCGAAAGCGCGACGGGCGGCAGCGTAGTGGTCCCCACGACACCGTTCTGCGCATTGCGCCATTGCGCGATGACCTGGACCGTGCAGCCAGCCGTACCGCGCACGTAGCTGGTCAGCATGTAGTCGGTGTTCGGGCGGATGCGCGGCAGCGTGGCACCCCCATTGCTATCCGGGATGTTGAGGCCGATCCACTGATTAGCAGCCGTTGTCGTGGCATCGAGGCGTACAGCGCGGCCACCACCAGTGAGAGGTGAGCTGACATAACTGATAGCCACGGGGGGGGCTGCCGACTCCACGTTCCACCCGGTAGGGACGGTGGTGGCTCCGGTGCTGTTCTCAAAGCTGCTGTTGGGAAGCAGGTTGTCACCGCCCACGTTCTGCAACTGCGCGTTGACGGTGGTAACCGACTGGCCGAGCGACGTGAGCAGCTGGCCCTGCTGGGTGACGGTGCCGGAGAGCGTGGCAGTGGCGTTGGCGTTGGCGGCCGTCTGGATCGAAAGCTCATCCACGGAGGGCATGTACCCGGTGGCCACTGAGCCAACCTGCAGCTGGACGTTGTCCCACTCCACCCACTGATCGGCCGCGCCAGTGCCGTAACAGCGCAGGTAGCAGCGCGCGGCCACCGCGTTTGCCGGGGCCGGATTGGTCGGAACGAAAACCATCCGGGTCCAGGTCTCCGCCGGCACCACCCAATCCGCGTTGCTGGGCGTACCGGTGTAGCTGATCACCCCGCCCTCTGCGTTCACCCATGCGATCTGCATGAAAAATCGCGCGCCCGGCGTGCCACGAACATAGGCCGAGTACGCGACCTTCCGGCCAGGCTCAACCTTGGCTGCCTTGATCGACGCATTGCTGACGATCTCGCCATAGCCGTTGGTGGCAAGGCCGCTCATCGCCAGACGGTACGCCTTGGTACTGCCGGGCAGGCTCGAGTCCACCAGCGTGCGGGTGAAGACTGCGCTTCCAACGTTCCCGCTGCCGGCGGTCCAGCCTGCGGCCGTTCCCAGCTCAAAGCCGCTGTTCGCCAACTGATTATCGCCGCCGATGCTGTTCAGCGAAGCGGTGATGTTGGTGACGGACTGGCCCAGGCTGGTGATATCGCTGCCCTGCAGGGTTACCTGCGACTGCAACGATTGCAGCGCCGAATTGCTCGCCTTTCCGTCCACGTCGGTGCGCAGGGCGCTGATCAAGCCGGCCTGAGCCGTGATCTGCTGCCCCTGCTGCGTGACCGTGTTCGTCAGTGCAACCAATCCTTGTGCATTGGCGATGAGTTCGGTCACCTCCTCGATCATTACGTCGTCAACCCACAGGGTGCCCGTGGTGTTGTCTGCCAGGATTCCCAACCGATAGGCGGTAACGCTGCCATCCGTCGGCACCGTGTGCACACGCTCGGTGTACGTCCAATCCACGCGGTTGGCGCCAAAGGTGTTGCTGCCGATCTGGCCACCGGTCTGGTTGCCCAGTCGCAACTTCCCGTTGCTGGACGTGCCGTTGTAATCGGGCGTCGTCTTGTACCAGCAGCTCACGCGGTAGGTCCGGCCGGGGACAACCGGGACGTTGGCATTGCCGTTGACCAGTGCCTGCCGCACCCCCGTACCGCCATCCACCCGCAGGCACAGGCCGCTGCGCCCCTCGTTGACGACGTTCAGCGTCGTTCCCGGATTGAGGTACGTCCAGCCCACGTCGCGGCCGGACTCCCACGTACCGTTCAGCACGTGGTTGCTGCCTTGCACGATCATTGCCGGCAACGTGGCGTTGATCGTGGTAATCGACTGCGCCAGCGCATTGGTGGTGGTTGCGGTTGCTTCCTGCAGGGCGTCCACCCGGGCGCTTGTCGCCAGGGCGCCACTTCCCGCCGGCATGCGGGCTTCCATCGTGCTGATGCGCTGCACCTGAGACGAGTCCGCTGCCACGCGAGCGCGCAGCTCCTCGTACGCAAGCCCAGCGGTCAGCTGGGCCGGGTCCGTGCCGGTGTAGTTGCCACGCATCTGGACGGCCAGCGCAGTCCGCTGGCTGGCCTCGGCGGCGTCGGCGGTGATTCGGGCCTGCGTCTCTTCCTGAACCAGTGCCACAGACGCGCCAGGCTGCGGCCGACCAACGGCGATGTAGTCGATCAGGTAGTAGTTGGACACCGTCTGAGAGGCACCCAGCTGCAGGCGGATCGCATCGACCGTAGCCGGCCACCACGCAATGTCCTGCACGTCGACGGTGGCCACGCCATTCACGTCCCACGCGGGCTCCGCAATGGTGGCGCGCTTCTGCGTGTTCCACGCCTGATCCGTTGTGGTGATCCACTGCAGGAATCCGCTCCACGTCGGCGAGCCGACCCGCTTAACGCGCAACTTCACGAAGCGGTATGCACTGCCGTCCACGGCCAGCGCCACAGGCGACTGCACCCACGGCGCGGTGGCGTGGTTGGCGGGCCGCAGCCAGCCGTCCACGAGCGTTGGGGCGCCGTTCCCGGTCCAGCCCTCCGTGGACTGGTTGAACGGCCACAGCTTGATGCTGTCGAACTGCGTCCCGCTGCCCGCGGCAACCTCCGACACAGCGCGCGCCAGCGATTCGTCGGCGCTCTGCCGCAGCTGCTCCTCACGCGTGATCGCAGCCTCCCGAGCCATCTTCTCGTTCAGGATGGCTTCGATCCGCGCCTGCGCCTCCGCGCTGACCGCCTGCATGGCCTGGTTCACGCCCTGCTGGCGCAGCAATGCCTCGGCGACCAGGTCCGCAGCAGCCTGGGCCAGCCCCGCAGCGCGCGCAGCCGCTTCATCGGCGATTGCTTGGATGCGAGCGTTGACCTCCGCTGCCAGCTTCGCCTGCTGCTCGCTGAGGTCCGCGGAAGTGGTGGGCGGGGTAACGCCCACCACGGTCCCCGTACCGGGCTTGCCGCGCACGGTGGGGGTGATCTGGAACCACCACGTCTTGCCGCTGCCGTCGCTGTAGACGTAGCGGGTTTCGGTCGTACGGAAGATCTCCGTCCACGGCCCGTTCTGGCTCTCGCTGCGCGAGATGACGTAGATCACCCCCTCCAGATCGACGGCGTCCCATTCAAGGACGACACCATCAGCAACCGGGGTCGGGTTGACCCCGGTTGTCGGCGGCACGTCCGGCGACTTGAAGGGAACCGGGAACCACGTGGAGAAGCGCGGCGCCACCGGAGACGCGGACGGCAGCGCGCCCACGCCGATTTCCACCAGCGTGAGTTTCCTTGCTTGCATTGCTGATTACCTCGCGTTGAGTGCTTCGCGCAGCGCCGTGCTGCTGGCGTTGCGCACGCTCTGGGTGGTGGTGGACACGAGCTGGCGGAGCAGCTGGTTCTGTTCGACAAGCAGCGCGTTGCTCTGCTGGATAGCGGCGGTGGTTTGGGTCTGGGCGTCGTTGTTCACCACCAGGTCGAACACGGCACGGCTGAAGTTGTCAGGCAGCGCCTCGATGGCGTCCGCCAGCGCCCCCATGCTGGTGCCGTCCTGCAGGTCGAGATCCCCGACCTTCATCCCATCGATCAGCCCGGTCACCTGGCCATACAGGCTGTTGTAGTCCTGCCCGCTGGCGTAGAGGTTCCGACCGAAGCCCAGAGCCGCCTGAGCGGCCGCCTGCGCCGCGCTGGAGTCCCCGCCCGACACTGCCCGCTCCAGCTCCTTCATCGCCTCGCCCAGCTTCTCCTGGTCCGTCAGCGGCGAAAGATCACTGATCGACAGGCCGTACTGCATGGCCTTCTTGTCCTTGTCGATCTGCGCCTGCAGCTTGCCCATGTTCGTGGCACGAAGGGCCTCGATCTTGGCCAGGTCCTCCGCTCGGGCGCCGGACAGCCCCAGCGCCTTGGCGTAGTCGTTGGCTGACTTCACCTGCTGGCGATAGGTCCGCTCGATGGCCAGCGCTTGCGACTGGTACTGCGTCAAGTTGGCGGTCATCAGCTGCGTGCTCACGTCTGCCATGAGGCTGGCGTAGTTCCCCAGCAAGCCGGTCACCTTCTCCACCTGCGTGGCCAGATCCGTGCCGGCGACACTGGCAAGGTCCTGGAAGTAGTCAACCGCCTTGTTGACCTTGTCGACCTCCAGCCCGTTGAGCGCGCGGCCCAGCTCGTCGGCGTTGCCGACTGCCAGGGCAATCGACGCACTGAGCGCGGTGAACACGTCCGACGCCTCGAAGTACCCATCAAGTTGGCCGCCGAACCCCGCCGCCTTCACCGCCTCGGTGTACAGCCTGTCGGTCATGTCGCCGAGGTAGGCTTCCAGCTGCGCCTTGGCCTCCGAAGAGTCCGCCGACAGCTGGAGCTTGCCCAGGTCGACCCGGACAGCGCCGAGCTGCGTGGTCAGGTCCACGCCCAGCTGCTTGGCCAGATCAGTCGCCGCGCCACGCACCTGCCGGGCAGCCATATCGAACGTCCGGTCGATCCCCGGATCCAGCGCGCCGTACTGCGTCCACTTCTTGTCGCTTCGGAACAGGCCGCCCTTTGCCTTGATGTCCGCGTAGCTCTGCGCGTCCAACCCTCCGAACCCGTAGCTGCCGACAATGCCCTGCCCGGTGACCTTCGGCGCCTGCCGACCGAACAGCTTTGCGTGGATGCTCGACCCGGACAGGATCGAGGCAATCTTGTCGTTGAAGCCGATGCCCCTGAACGCCGTGTCGGCCATACCCACCGCGCCGGCCGTGGCGATCTTGCCGGCCCAGCTCTCGCCATTGGCGATGTTCCAGCCCTGGTCGAACAGCTGCGCGTTCTTCATCATGCCGGCCACAATCCAGCCGATGATCGGCACCGCCGCTGCCGCGGAGCTTGCCGCTCCCGCCGCCCCGGCTCCCGCACTCGCGCTGCCGCCGCCGATCAGCCCCGAGAAGCTGGAGCCGGTCATGCCGGCCATGCTCGTCACGTCTCCGAAGCCGGTCAGGGTTCCCGCTGCAGCGCCAGCCGAGCGGCCAAAGCCGAACAGGCCCTGCCCCTTCGATAGCAGGCCGGCCACCGTGCCCACATTCTGACCACCCGCCGCCGAGCCGTTGCCACCCAATACACCAAAGAAGCTGTTGAGGTTCATGCCGTTGCCGCTGGCGAACCCGTTGATGCTGTCCAGGATGCGAGTTTGAATCGGAACCACCAGCTTCTGCTCAAGGAGCTGGCGTGCAATGTCGCGCAGTCCCTGCTTGGCCACGTCCTTCATGTCGTCCCACATGCCCGACCAATCGCGCAGGCCACCCGCGACGAAGTTCGCCATAGCGTCGGCGGTGTCGCTGACCAGGTAAGTGCCTACGTCCGCCCACTGCTGGAGGCTGGCGGCATACTTGTCCGCGTCGATGCTGGCCTGAGCCGCAGCGCGCGCTTGCGCCATGAGCGAATCGCTGAGGTCGGCGGTGATGCCTGCACCGGCCGCGTTGGCCTCGTTGATCGCCTCCTGCATATCCCGCTGATTCTGCATCTCTCGGCGTGCGCGCTCCCGCGCCGGTCCGATGAGACGGAGCATCTCAAGCTCGCCGCTCATGGTGTCCAGCAGCGCCTGCGGAGCCCGTTTACGCTTGTCCAGCTCGGCAGTGGTGGCCGCCAGCTGGGCCGCTGATTCCCTCTCCAACGTGTTGAATGCAGCGCGCGTTATGTTGCCGGCGGCCAGCTCCTTGTTCAGCTCGGCCAAGCGCTGCTTGTGCTTCTGCTCGGCCTCGGCCAGCGGGCCGGCCATCGTGGCGGCGGCCATTTCTGCCTCGGCGGCATACCGTCGCAGCGATTCTGCCTGGCGGTCGACGGTGGAGCCGTTCGTCTTGCTCTCGTGGCCCAGCTTTGGCGGCTCGTAGGGCTTAGGCTGGCCGGGGATACCGGCGGTGGTGTCCACCGTGGCGCTCACGCCCCGGAAAGGGAACGCGGCGATCAGTGCATCCACCTCTGCCAGCTCTCCCTGCACCTTCTTCTTGGCGTCATTGCTGAAGATACCCGTCCAGTTCTTCAGGCTGTCACCCAGCGCACCGCGCCGAGCCTGGAGGCTCTCCAGCGAATCGGTATTGCTGACCGGCATGAACCCCTTCGATTTGAGCCAGCCGGTATAGCTGACCACCAACTGCCCGAAACCTGCGGCGGCATCCAGTGCGGCTTGGCCGAACGCGATAACGCCATTGGTGGCCGTGTGCATGGCCTCCTGCGCCTTGGGATCATGCAGCAGCTTGTTCAGCTCGGTCAGGGTCGGGATTACGCCCTCGGCCACCTGAACCTTGACGCCCATGAAGGCGAGGTCCGCCTCTTGGGTGACCCGGCGCAGATCATTCATCGCCTTGGTCGTGTCGTTGCCGATGATCGCGCCAGCGGCCTCGGCAGCTTGGCCCCATTGCTTGAACCCAGCACTGTTGTTGCGCAGCAGCGGGATCAGCATCGCGGAGTCGCTGGCGATAGCCTCCATGTAGAAGGTCAGTTCGGTCTGCGACAAGTTGGCCCGCTCCAGGCTCTTGAAGTACAGTCCGAGCGCGTCCGGGCCAGACAGCTTGCGCATCTGCTCTGCAGACACACCCGCACCCTTCGCGATGTTGTTGAAGAAGTCAGCCATGGCGCCACCACCCGTCTGGATGTAGTCGCCGATCTTGTCCTGCACGTCCTTGAGGATATCGGCCAGCTTTTCGTGGCTGATCCCAACGGAGCTGGCGCCTGCCGCCATCCTCTGAAACTGTTGGGAGGTGGTGCCCGACAGCTGGCCGAACCTCTCGTACTGCACCGCGAGGTCGCCAACCTGACGGGTCCACATGACTACCGCTGTCCCGGCTGCGGCAGCCGCGGTGCCCAGCGCGGTTCCCACTGCAGTGCCCACTTCGGACAAGGTCCGCTGGATCGCGGCCGAGCGCTGTGCCGCAACGTGTTCTGCCTTGGTCATCCCCTTTTCAAAGGAGCCGGTCTTGGCAAGTAGATCAACAGTGAGGGTGTAGAGGCTCATAGATTTCTCAATAAAAAAGCCCCGCAATGCGGGGCTCTTTGAAGTCAGATTGAGGTCAGTTCAGGTCAAGGTATCGAGTACTGGTCTCCCTCCAAGACGCCATAGACGACACCAGTTCGCTGGTTGATGAACCTAATGCGGACGATCCACTTTTCAGAGGAACCGGCGCCGTAGTTGGATAGGCATCGAGCGTTGAATTGTTGGGTGCTGAAACTCATAGCAGCCCACCGCTCATCGACCAAAACATCTGCCCCCCTCGAATCAACCCGACCAGGTCGGGCTTCGCCGGACGATTCAAGCGACTCGACGGCACGCACGCAGACCGCAGATACTCCTGCTGCCTCGGGCACAACCTTTGACGCTCGTTCACGGCTATCCGTTGGCGAACTACCGCCAATGACAAGCCACATAGCTGCGGCTCCAAGAACAACAACCCCTATTACGGCGAGCGCGACTCTCTGCCCGGCGTCCATGGTCACAACCTCCTCAAGTGGATGCGCTACAGCATAGTGCCAACTGCCGCTGCAGCCATCAGGCCGGAATCTCTTCAAACTCCATGTACCCCGCGAAGTACTGCCGGCTGATGTTCTCCGCGCTGGGGAGCTGGGTCGGGAAGCCGTAGATGGCGGACCGTGCCGCCAATGCCGGATCGAACGCCTTCGTGGTCATGTCCCGGTACTGAGGAACGACACAGGAACGTCGCCGGCCGGCCAGGGCCACCCCAATCGTCTCCCAGTCCGTGCCACCCAGACCACCGCCGCGCACGACCCCCGTGGAGCGGCCGGATAACGTGCAGGTCAGTCTGCGGTACAGCGTCCCAGGAACGGTATTCACCTGACCGCCCTTCGTGCGCGCGTGCAAGCTGGTGTCGATGGTGGCCACGGCCCAGCCGTCGCCAATCCCAACATCCACCGCCCGAAAGATCGCGATCTCGCCCACGTCCACGTTCGTCGCCGTAGTCGCGATCTGAACTGATACGGTCGAAACCAGCGCATTCGACAGCGGGAACAGCCATGCGCATACGCTGCCGTCCGGCAGTCGCACAGTGCTGCCGGTCGCGCCAGCAGCATTCACCTGCACCCCGGGCGGGATGTTGAGGCCAAGAATCGCGATGATCCCCGGCACGACGGGTTCCGCAAGGGTGATCGTGATCGACAGCGTGCCGGTACGCCGGATCCGCGAAGCGCGACCGGGCTTGCCATCGAAGAGCGCCGAGCCCTGGTCCGTACTGAGCCACGTGCCACCGGTAAGGGTCGCCGTTGTGACTGCCGGCATGCCATATCCGATCAACATTCGAGGTCTCCCGACGGCACCCACGCAAACGGACTGATCTGGCCGGTGTCGGGAAGTATCGTCATCGCCCACTCGCCGGCATACTCGCCATCCTCAATCAGCCAGCACGCTCTCCACGTGGCCCGTTGACCGATCATTTCCAGAGCGCCAGGCACCAGGTCGTCTCGGCGGCGGGGCTGGAACTTCGCGACCACTACATCGAATTGGCGAACGTCTCGCATACCTAGCCCCACACCGTCAGCACCACGTCCCCCGTGGCAGGGTTGCGCTCCACGCGCCGCACCAGCACCGGTTTGCCGTCCGCCAAGCCATAGCGGCTGTAGGTGAGTCGGCCAATCTGACCGGGCAGCGGCGCCAGCTCCTGATCCCCATGCACCGTCAGCTGGTAGAAGTGACGCTGCACCTGGTAGAGGCCAAGGATCCGGTCAATCTCGGCCTGTGCATCGGCCGCGTGCCAGAACAGCGAAATGACGGGGTCCGCCGCTTCCGCCCGCTGGTAGTGCGCGTGCAACGGACCAGCACCATACACCTGACCACGGTACAGGCCCGTCAGCTCATCGCGGCGGACCTGCGGCACGTCGACCACGTCCGTGACCAGGTCTGAGGCACTCAGAGCCTGAGCGTTGGGTCGGTATGCCATTCGCCGGGTCAGGTTCGGAGCGTCGTCGGGAACCATGACGAGGTCAGCCGCCAGATCCGCTTCGGACAGGTCAAACGCCAACGCCCCCGTATGGGCCTCCGGCGCGGTCACCCGCACGAAGCGCAGCACCCCGGCGGGGTCCTGATAGCACCCGGCGCCGTAGCTGGGCAGAAGCGCGTTGAGCGCCGCGCGACCCGTGATGGCCGTTCCTGCGTAGTAGCCGATACCCAGGTAGCCCGTGGCCTGGTCGATTACCGCGCAGTCGCTGGCGGACCATGCCGCGCGGCCCAGCCGCGCCATTACGTCGCCCACCGCCTGCTCCAACCGTGCCGGCATCATCCCCGCGCCGATGCTGGAGGCATCGACCACCACTGGAGTCACGGGCGGGGCCTTCAGCAGGAGCTGCTGACCGTCCGGCGCCTCGTTGTAGGTGTCGATCTCCATCAGGTCGCCGCGGTCCATCACCGCGTTGATGTAGACGCGGCCGTCAGAGACGAACATCGAGGTTGCATCGGAGTTGCCGCCCATGGCTGGGATGCTGGCGACCGCGCCAATCACCACCGGTTGCGGCTTCCATGCCAGCGAGGCAACGTTCGGCAAGAACACGCCACCGTTGACCGTCTCGTCCAGATAGTCGTGCGCATCGCGCAGGTGCAGCGTTTTGGTGCCGTCGTCGTTGATCTCGATCTGCTCAATCGCGCAACGGAATGCCGGAACCGCGTCAGCCCGCATTCCGCTTTCGGCTGCCAGCAGGATCTGCACCGAACTGCCGGCGGCACCCGTGCCCGCCAGGCCGTCCAATAGGCCGTCCGCATCGATCACGACGCATTCGGCTGCCGCTGCCTGGGACACGGGTTCACCGCCCCACGGCCAAAACGCCAGCTCCTGTATTAGGCTGACGCCGTCGGCCACCAGGCCCTCGTAGCGGACGTTCGCGGGGATATCACCCGGTGCCGAGAGCCAGTCCACGTCGGCCAGACGCGTGGCGCTGACGGCAGGCGTGGGAAGTCGCCAACCGGCCGCTGCCGCTTCGCTGCGCGGCCCCCACTGTCCCGCGTTCACTGCCAGGCAAAGGCCGCCGGCCTTCGTTGCACCCAGCGAGGCAGCGAAGAACAGTGGGCCGGTCAGCTGCAGTTCCCGCTGGTGCACCTGCTCGCCATTGCGATAGAGCCGGAGTTGCCGCGGGGTCGAGAACACCACCTGCAACCCGACCATGTCACCGTGAACCACCGTGGGCAGGCCAGTCGCGATTGCACCACCGGCCTGCAGTAGCCGCCCAGCGGCAAGGTCCCAGCCGATGCTGGCCAGGTCCGAACCGAGCGCCTTGTTCAGTCCCGCGGATCCGGTTGAGAATCCCACGATGGCTGCGACGGCGTCGTCACCCCACACCGCAAACTCAACGCCTGCCGTGCCCGTGTTGAGACTGAAATCTGAACGTGCGTGGCTGGCCAGTGCCGTGGCACCGGTAGTGGCCAGGGCGAGCCCGCCGTCTCGCGCAGCGAGCAACGGGCCAATGGGGGTGGCGGCAAAGCGCCCGAATGTGTCGGTCATGGTTATCCCAATCCATCGAACCACTCCTGCGCCTCGTCCTCATCGGACCGTGGCACGAGGGCGTCCAAGTAATGCTGAAAGGATCGCTTGGTCCCGCCTTGGCTGTGCGAGGCGATGATGTACGCGGCGAAGGCAGCGGGCTTGATATGCAGGCTGACGGGGTCGATGGGGTTCCGCTTGTGGAACTCCCACCATTCCAGGAACTCGCGGCGCGACATGGTGGCCCGCAGGTCCGACACCGTCCGGTGCAGGTGACCGGCGAGGACCTTCCAGAACCAGTCCTCGCCGCGCTGCCTTAGCCGTTTCCCGCGTCGGCCTGTGCCTGGGCAGCGTCGTCACCGAAACCGCAGTGCTTCATGGCCACGCGCTGCAGCTCTGCGGCCACCAGCGGCTTCAGCTGGGCGGCCTGCGTCACGTTCATGACCGGTTTGCCGTCCTCGTCGCAGATCGTCGCTGCGATCAGCTTGGCGCGGTCGCCTTCACCCCACAGCTTGCGGAACTCCGCATCCGGCAGCTCGCGGACATGGAACTGCGCCTTGGCTCCGTTGGGCAGGGTGATCGTGTTGGCATGCACGTCCCTGGAGGCGAACATGCCCAAGTCAGTGAATGACTGCAGGATGCTCACGGGCTGCTGCGGCTGGGTATCGGTGCTTTCGTTGGTCTTGCTCATTGGCCGTTTCCTTGAATGGCGACAGGGCGCGCGGGCCGCGCACGGCTAACACGCGGAGGATCCGCGCGCCCTGCCAAAGAGATGGCCCGCCGGAGCGGGCCTTGGTGTGCGCCGTTGCCGCAGCCTTACGGCGTCGGGCGGTGCGTGGTGACGGCGCCGGAGCCACGGATGGTGATCGTCGCCTTCCAGACGTCGTTGTCCTGGCTGGTCACCGCGAAGTTCTGCACGAAGCCGTCGAACTGCTTGGACAGCACGGTGGCCGGCGGGGTGATCTTGCCGGCAACGGCGGTGGGCTTGGCCACGCCTTCGGTTTCCGACAGCGGCGCGGTCACCAGCCAGTTCACGACAGCACCGGTCTCGTGCAGCTCTTCCAACTTCTCGTGGTCGACGCTGTCGTAGATGATCTCGATGCTGGTGCTGCCGGTCTGCTTGCGGCCAGCGACGAACTGGTCCCAGTCGTCGTCGTAGTCGGAGATGTCGATCTCCGATGCCTGGCCATCGGGGAAGCCAACCGAACGCAGGCGGGTCACCTTGATGACCTCGGCCGCGGCGATGGCGACGAACAGCTGCGAATGCTTCGACTTGATTACCTGTCCCATAGGGGTTTCCTTGTGTTGCGCCCGTCGCCGGGCATGAAAAAGGCCCCTTGCGGGGCCAGTGGGTTGCCGTTGTGTGGTTCAGCGCAGTTGCAGGAGCCGCACGTCGAATGAAATCCCTATCGCATCCGTGCCGTCGCTGTCGGGCGTCGGGTTGTACGACTCGATGCTGCCCACGCGCTCCACCACATCGCGGATGGCGACGGCGACGCCGTTGGCTTGGCTGAGAACCTCGCCCCATACGGTCATGCGGACCCGCCAGCCATCAGCCGGCGGCGGTTCGGACAGCATCGCCGTTGGCGAGCCGTTGACCACCTCCCACGTTGCGTAGGGGAGCGGCGTGTTCTGAGGCGCACTACCCGGGAACAGACGGACAGGGTCGCCGAGCACCTGCCGGACTGTCGCATCGCTTTCCAGCAGGGATTGGATCAAAGGAACCATCATCGCCAGCCATCCTTCTTCAGCTGCTTGTCGAGCGCCGCCCAGGTTTCATTGATGATCACCTGTGCCGCTTCCGGTCCTTTCGTCTCACCGGCAGGTGTGAGGAAGGGAGAGGCCCGCATGTTCTTGGTGCCGAACTCCACGAACCGCCAGTAATAGGCCCACCCAGACTCCTCGTAGACCTTCCCAACGCGACCATGGCGCCGGTTGCGCTTGGTGTTGGCGTACTTGCGGCGGCGACCCGTCTTGACGCCTACGGTGAAGTACTCGCCGCCTTGGCCTACGCCTGCGCGCTGGCGGCTCTTGGTGTTGGCCCGGCGGGTGACGATTTGAGACGCCATGAAGCCCGATGCTTTCGGCGCCCGGCGTCTGGCGTCGTCCCGGATCAGATTCCCGCCCTTGCGCATGCCCGTCTGCACCGCGCGGCCCTGCACAGCCTTGGGCGCCTCCCGCAACGAGCGCAGTAGCCCCTCCAACCCTTGAATCGTGACTTGATCAGCCATCGCTCAACCCCGCTACGGCGATGATCGCCATTTCGCTACGGTCGTTACTCGGCGCGATACTCTTGATATCGAAGGCGCGTCCTCGGAAGACGATCCGCCAATTGGGATCAACTTCACGCGGGCGGATGTCGAAACGGACCTGCTCTCGGTAGCGCTCGGCACCCGCTGCCACCGCCTCAGTCGTTGCCGCAAGATTGTTGGTGGCCTTGGCCCACACACTCACGACCTCCGCCCAAACCGGCTTGCCTGGACCGCCCAGTGGATCCCGCGAGTCCGTCTTGCGCTCGAAGCGAATGCGGTTCTGCAAATCGCCATCCAGAAGCGTCATGGCATCATCACCCTTCGGTAAGGGCGCAAGAAGCTCTTTGCGCCCTGTGGAAGCTCCACCGCCTGCGTACCCACGACCACGTCCGAGCGATTCGCGTAGAGGTGACCGATCGTCAGCAGGATGGCCGCGACGATGCTCGGATTCACAACGACACCGTTGATGCAGGCGTCGGCCTCGGCTTTGGCCTCTCGATACGAGACATCGGCCAACCGGATCGCCGCAGTCCGCTCGGTCCGGTCGTCGATGAATACGGCGTCAGCCAGCGCCCGGTCCCTTGCGGCCGCAGCCTCCTTCACGGCTGCGGGGTAGCCCGACCGTGCCTGAGCCAGTGCGCCCGCATCGCTGTAGATCCTGCGATTCAGGTACGCCTGCGCGGCATCCTCCGCGCCGGCAATAGCGTCCTGCAGCTGTTCCTCGGGGTAATCGGCCTCAACTCGCACATGCGAGCGGGCTTGTGCGAGTGAGACGATGGGCATATCAGTCCTTCTTCCCTTCAGCCAGCGCAGCGGCCAGTTTCTCCGCGCCCCAGCGCTTGTCGAACGGGATACCTGCAGCCTCCAGCTTGGCGATCAGCTCGACCCTCTCTTCTTGGTCAGCGCCTCCAGGGGCCTTGCCCTCGGCCAATGCGCCACAAGCGCGGGCGCCGGCCTCCAGCTCGGGCGGGCATTCGTCTCCGGCAGCGAAATCGGACGGGTAAATCTCGCCATCGCGCACACCGCGAAACGGCTTTGTCAGCTTGCTCATGACTTCTCCCAGCAGTGGGAGGCGGCCGAAGCCGCCCCCGCTTCTTGTCGATTCCGGTCAGTTACTCGGCGGCAACCTTGAGCGCCCGCATCGGCTCCGGATTGTGCACACCGCCGCCCACGCGCTTGGTGGTGTAGAACATCACGTAGGGCTTGTTGGTGTACGGATCGCGCAGCACGCGAACACCCTTGCGGTCATACACGGTGTAGGTCTGCTTGAAGTCACCGAACAGCGCGGCAATCGCGTTTGCCGCCACGTCCGGGATCGCGGCCACGTCCTGCACCGCAAAGCCGGCCAGGGTCGACGGCTGACCGGCCACCAGCGACGGCTGCCACAGATAGTTGCCCTGCGCGTCCTTCAACTTGCGGACCACACCCTGCGTCTTGCGATTCAGCGCAAACTTGGCACCCGCGGTGAAGGCTGAGGGCAGGTCATAGACCAGGTCCAGGATGCTGTCACCGTTGATGCCGGCTGCCAGCCCGCTGTTCACGGCCTTGATGGCACCGAACGGGTGCTTGGCCGCGTTGGCGCCACCTTCCACGTAGGTCAGGATGCCGAACGGCTTGTTGACGCCATTGCCGGAGAAGAACGCATCCCCCTCCTGCTTGGCGAACTCCAGCTCGACCTCACCAGCCAACCACGCCTCCAGGTCAATCTCGGCGTCGTCCAGCAGCTGCTGGGTCGCCGCCGGATTGGCATAGATCTCACCCCAGCCGAAGCTGAGGGGGCGCAGCTTCGCAGTTGCGGTTTCCGGGCGCGGATCCTCTTCGCCCACCCAGCCGGAGGAAGTGCCCCCAGTGTTGTAGAGCTTGGTCAGGCCCGCCCCGGAGCAGGGCTGCACGTTGGCCAGCTGGCGCATGTCCGAGACGATCACGAGCCGGTCGGTGATCGAGCGGTCCCATTCGACCGGAGCCAGGTAGCCGCCCTCATCGGCAGCGCCCTTGTTGAGTGCCGCCTGCACTTCACCCTTGCGGAAGTGAGCACGGAACGACTCGGTGTATTCGGCGTCAGCCACGCCGCTGCCGGCGCTGCCGCCGCCCATCTGGAATGCGGCCATCTGGGTGTTGGCCTGGTCTACCGCGGCCTGCAGGCGGGTAATGTCGGCATTGATGTTGTCGACCTTCAGAGCCTGCAGTGCATCGGCGCTGCCCTGCTTGATCTCTTCCAACTGCTTGGTGTGCTCGGCCTTGAATTCGGCGAAAGCCTTGTTCAGCGACTCCACCAGCGCCTTCACGTCGGGCTGGCTGCCGCCATCGGCGCGCACGGAAACGAGGCCGCGCGGGACGCGGCCGTGGGTAATCTTGGTCATGTGTTGGCCTCTTAGGCTTTGATGTTGTCGAGAAGGCCCTGCAGCAGGGCCGAGGTTTCGTTGCCGCCAGCGCTCGGCGTGGCGTACTCGGCAGCGCTCGGCTTGCCGTTGAAAAGCGATTTCAGGGTGTCGCGCCGCATGGAGCGGGAGTGGCCCGCCTTGGCCATTGCCGCCTCGACCAAGGCCAGAGCCTTACGCCCACCCGATGCCTGCTTGGCATCCTTGGTGGCGGCAGCTCCGTCCAGAAGGCCATCGGCAAAGCCGTCCTCTACCGCCTGGGCGGCGCCGATCCAGGTCTCTTCGTCCATCATCCGAGCAGCTTCGGCCTCGGTGACACCCGAGCGGGCCGCGTAGACCTTGGCCATGGCCGTGTCGAAGGGCTCCAGCAGCTTTGCCGCATCGGCCATGTCGTGCCGATTGCCGATGGCCACCGCCCAAGCGTTGTGGATCATCAGGAATGACCCGTCGCCCATCAGGATCTCGTCGCCTGCCATCGCGATCACCGACGCCGCCGAAGCGGCCAAGCCCATGACCTGTACAGTCACCCTGCCCGGGTGCTCACGCAGCAGGTTGTAGATCGCGACCCCCTCGAAGAAGTCACCGCCCGGCGAATTGATGTTGACGACCACGTCCTTATCGCCGATGGCGCGAAGAGCGGCACTGATCCGCTTGGCGGTGACGCCGGTCCCCTCCCAGTTCTCGCCGATTGAGTCATAGATCGAGATGCTGTTTGCATCGTTTCCAGCGGCACGAACTTCGGGTTCCCAGCGTTCGAGCGCGTCGGGGCGCATATCGAACTGGGCCGCACCGAGCCGTCGCTCGGCGCGAATTTCAGGCAGCTGACGCAGGCTCATTGCTCTTTCCCTTCTGTGTCATGGGGTTGATCAGGTCATTAGCCCCGGGCTGGTCCGATTCCGGGTAATCCAGCAGGTCGCGGATCTCGTTCTGCGTGTGGAACGGAGCCGTGCCGCCCGAGCCAAGAGCCGCTTTGAAGAAGTCCGCCTGGTCTTTGAGGGTGCCGCGCATCAGTGCCCGCACGTTGAACTTCGGCTGGTATCGCTCCAGATCCCGCTCAGGGATCAGAGACCGTGCAGCGGCCTGCTCCCAGTTGGTGAAGTTCTCCAGCATCGTGTACTGCAGGAAGAAGATGCCCAACTGCTCGATGCCGGTGCCCCAGCTGGTATCGCTCAGGAACAGGAGCGGTCGTGGCACACCGTAGAGCCTGGCCACTTCCTCCACCTGTGCGCTGCGGTTCTCGACGTGTTGGGCCTCTTGGGCAGTGCTGCCGAACTTATTCGCCTTGGCGTTCTCTTCAAGCAGCATCCAGCGCTGCGCCGCCGCGGCGCCGGCATATTCGGTGTCGAGGGATGTACGCATCCTCTCGTACGCGACGTCGCTGAGGGCATTGGGGACCTCGATGGCGCCACCGGCCATGTTGCCTGTCTCAAAGATCCGGCTCGCTGCCTGCTCCGCATCCAGCGCCAGACGGATCGCTCGATCTGCCAGCTTCATTCTCGACAGGCTGGTCACGCCATCCACGGACAGATCACGGATGTGCAGCACTTCCTCCTGCTTGAGGATCACCTCTCCGCGCTTCTTGCTGTTGAACCGGTAGATCATCCGCCAGTCGTCGCCCAGTTCGGCGCGCACCGCCAGGGAGTCCAGTGGGATGAGGTGGATCGGCCGCCCGGCGGACCACACGATCCGCGCGTAGGCATCGCCGTGGCGCTGCCTGGCCAGTTCCATCTGCCGCTTGAACTCGAACGGTGTCTGCCACGGATTCGGCTTGACCTTGAGCAGATGGTGCGCCGGATGCTCAGTCGCTATCCGCTTCTTCCCGCCCGATTCAATTACGTTCAGCGGCAGCATCCCGATGGTTCCGCAGATCAGGGAAAGGCACCTCAACACCGCCATATTGCGCAGCTGATAGCCGCCACCGCCGTGACCACTCTGCGACCGAATGAACTCCAACAGAGCCGGGTCATCCATCCCCTTGAACTGGCCTGCCTCAGCGCGCGCACCTTGTGGCCGCGGGGCTGGAGGGTTCCAGAGGCGGTCCAGCGATTTGAGGTCTTCTTCGTTGAACCTGGACATTGCGTTTCCTATAAGAATCGGATGCCCCGCTGCTCATAGACGGAGGCAGGCGCGACCGATGAATGTGCGGAGCCAAAAGCCATCACCACGGCGACCGCGGCATCGATCTTGTTGACCGAGCGGGCCTTCGACAGCCAGCGGTTTTCCCACTTGTCGCTCTCGATGACGGCCGACATGATTGCGGACACGAGCACGGGGTTTCCGAGCATGCGGATGCGCCCTTCCAAGAGGGCCTCTTCGAACAACCGGAGCGATCCGGGCATCCAGAGCCCTTCGGGCGGCGGCTTGCCGGCTGCAGCGGCTGCCTTTACTGCCGCCTCCGATGGCCTGCCCTTCTTGAGGCCACCCTGGGGGTGCTCCACGAACGAAACGGAAAGCCCAAGCTCCTTTACTTCCTCTTCGAACTGACGGAACGCGTACCGGTCGTAAGCCACTTGGACAACTTCGAAGTCTCGGTCGTACTCCGCGACCGTCTGCGCCACGTGTCGATAGCTGATCGTCTGGCCGGCCGGCGCGTGTAAGTGGCCCTTGTCGATCCACGTGCTGTAGGGCAGCTTGTCGCGCAGTTCGCGCGCCCTGACCGTATCTCTCGGCGTCCACGCCTCCACCCACGCATCGAATGTGGGCTTGTTGACCAGTGTTTTCTTGCCCTCGACCTCTACCAGGACCTCCTTCGATCCGGTCTCCACTACCGCGCCTAGCGCCGTAATGTCGCGGTTCTGCGACAAGTCCAGTCCGAGATGGGCGCGCTTGCCGTGATGCTGCGCCTTGTCGAACGACTGCATCGCAGGCTCGACAATCTCTCGGCTCATCCACGCCTGGTCGGCATCGGTCCACATGCAGAAGTTGAGCCGCAGGATCTCGTTGAGCTTGCTGGGGATCTGCTTGGCCAGATCGACACGAGCCCGCAGGTACTCTTCAGTGATCGTGATGCCAAGCATCGGGTTGGCTTTCAGCCAACAGCTCGGGTCCTCCAGCGGGTCGTCTCCCTCATCGAGGCCGCACACGAACGAGAACGTGCGGTCATCAATGGGCTCGCCGACGAATGTCGGATCGTTCACCGCCTCGTGGTGGCCAGCTGCAACCTTGACCGCGTGCTCATGCTCTGCCCAGGCGACGCTGTTCCGGTCACTTCCCGAATTGGTGATCATGAATAGCAGAGGGGAACGGCGGAACTTGAAGCCGTTCTCCATCATTTCGATGATCCTGCCGTCTGCCATCTCGTGCACTTCGTCCGCCAGGACAAAATGCGGCCGGTAGCCCGAGCCCGTCTTGCCAACGTCGCGGGATGCCGGCCGGAAGTAGCTCTGCGACTTGTGATGGGCGATGTTGTATTCCTTGCCCTCACCACCCGAGAACTCAAGCCGCTTCTTCAGCGCCGGCGACGCCTTCACCATCTTGACCGCATCGCGGAACAGGATGCCTGCCTGGTCCTTGTGCGAGGCCACTGCGTACACTTGGGCGCCGGCCTCCTGATCGGCGCAGAGCCCGATCAGCGCAATGCCGCCCGCCATGGGCGATTTGCCATTGCCCTTGCCCTCCTCGATGTAGGCGCGGCGGAAACGACGGGTTCCGTCCGCCTGCTTCCAGCCGAACAGACTGCCGATCTTGAAGGCTTGGCTGGCGTGCAGCTTGAACGGCTTGCCCTCGAACTGGCCCTCGCTCAGTCGCAGCACCTCCTCGAAGAAGGCAATCTTCTTGTCGGCGGCGTCGCGGTCGAAGTACAGGCCACGCTCGTGGGCGTCCTCCAGGTCTTTCAGGTGTCGCCGGCAGGCATTGCGCACGTGGGGGCCCGCCACGATTCGGCCTTCGACCACCGCCAGCGGGTACTCGCTGGTCCGGCAGTTAGAAATGCTTGTCGTCCGGGTCTTCGTCTTCGCCTGAGCCATGATTTACTTTTGTCTCATCCACCGGGGTGGCGCCGAGCTTGGATAGCAGTGAGCCCAGCGCCTGCATCGCGGAAACGCCCATCTCGGGGTCGGTCGCCATTCGCGCGGCCAGGATGCAAACCTGGCGGAGCAGGAGTCGGTGCCCGGCATGCAGCCAGGGCATGTTCTCCACCTGCTCCTTCCAGACGGCCACCTGCTCCTTGGTCATGCCCTTGTACGGCGCGCCGATTGCTTTCGGCCCCTTCGGAGTTTTCCGATTTCGGTGCCGTTGCGGATTCTTTGCCGCAGCGCCAGACACTGCGGCTTTTGCCGCTGGCGTACGGGGATTTGCCATGTTCGCCCCTCCTTGAGGGGGTCGTCTTTCCAACTGTGGATGCGCCAAGAACAGGGGGCGCACGTATCGCCGGGCAATCGGCTCAAACTTTTGAGCCCCCCTCCCCTTCTTCGTTCAGCTTTCTGTGGATAACTTCGCGCCGCTGCCGCCGGCCTACTTGATCGGCCAGCCGTCGGCGTCGCACCCCACCACCACGTGCTGATCGTTCCCGAAGCCGCCATCCTCCCGGGCCGTCTTCCGGCTATGGCAGCTGATGCACATCGTCCGCAGGTTCTCCGGGGCATTGTTGTTGGGGTCGCCGTCCACGTGGTCGACATGGGCTTGGCCTCGGCCGAAGCAGAGAACGCCGCAGCCCTGACCCTGACATCGGTACAGGTCCCGAACCAGAATGGTCTCCCGCAGCGCCCGCCAAGCCCGGCTGTTCGTCGGCAAAGCGCGCTTGGCCTGCCGGTTGCCCGCCAGTCCACGGGAACTCATCAATACGGTCTCCCGTCCAGATCCACGCGCTCCGGCTCGCCACCTTCGTCCTGTATCGGTGCGCCCGCCTCTTCGCCCAGCAGCTGCGCCACCGCCTGCACCAGCAGGCCCACATGCACCGTCAGCTCCGCGATCTGCTTGCCCTGCTGCTCGATAATCCCGACCAGACGGTCGATACGTGCATCGGCGCCGCCATCCACGCCGGAAGCCTTGGGGACGGACGGTTCGTTATCCTCCGATGGACAGAGGTCGTGCTCGGCGTTGAAACTGTTCGTTATGGAATCGGGCAGTGGAAAGGGCACGGACAATGTCTCTTGACGGTGGTGTTCGGTTCAACATGTGGGTAGATGCATACGGGAAATGGCGCTGGCAACTGCTAGCCATCAACGGCAAGAAGATCGCAGTCAGCCCACACGGATACATTTCTAAGTGGAAGTGCATCGCCGCGATACGCCTCGTGGCAGCTGCGACTGCTGACGCTCCGATCTGGAACCGCAGGGACGCAATATGGGAATGCGACTAAGGGAGAACAGTCAGCTCAGGACGATCCCGACCAAGCACTCGATACGGGCATCGATGCTGCCGTCAATGCGCGCAGCCGAGTCTTCAATCCGTACCACGTCCATCTTTGGCCCTCATTGCCCGCAGCACCAGGCCGCGACGTATCCACCACTCGACCCGCTCCCAGTCCGGCTCCATGCCCGTAGCCCTGGCAAACCAAACCACAGCGGCCAGATACCAGCGCAGCCACCACCTCATGCAGACTGACGCAGTCACAGTCACGCGCATTAGAACTCCTCGAATTCCCAGCCGCCGCCATCGCGCTTGCGCCTGACCCTCACCGCAAAGAAGCGGAACGGGTACATGGCAGCGGCAATCTTGATCTTGGCGCGCGCATCGTCCTGCCAATGCCCCTTCACCTCGTGGCACTCGACTACGCCATCTACAGCCACCACCGCGAAGTCGGGCGTGTAGAACGTGTTGTCGGCCAGCCTCAGCTTCAGGCCCTCGAACTTGTGCCACAGGACCTGGCCAGTCGCCTCCAGCGCTCGCAGTCGTTCGGCATACGCGGCCTCAGTCCTGTTCATCTCGCCGGTCTTCAGTCGGCCCAGCGCCAGCATGCGACGCCCTACCCCAACCTGCCCGGACATCATTCCTCCCCGGGTGGATTGGTGGGGCTACGACACGGTGGCGGCAATGGGCAGCTGCCAGCACGGCGCGCACGCTCCCCCAGCCCGCAACGCACAGTGGCGCAGATCGCATCTGCTATCACGCACGCACCGATGATCACCGCGACGCACACCACACCTTCAACCCAGTTCAAGAGAAAACTCCCATGCTGATCCGCAGGACGCCATTCGCGTCGTAAACCTCCCAGCGGCCGTCCCGAAGCTCAGTGCGCCCGCCCGTAGGGCGCGGCGAGACGGTTCCGTCGGAGCCCAACGGCGAGGCGTCAGCGATCACTGACGCGGCGGCTGAAATGGGCGCCATGCGAGCTACAGCTGCCGGGACAGCTCCTATGACAGGCGCCGCACCGAGCGCGCGCAAGAACCCTCGCCGGTTCACTTGACCACTTCCGGCACAGGCTTGCCCTGCACCTGGTCGATTGCATCGAACTGTGCCTCGTACTGCAGCAGGCACTGCTTCCGGCCGTTGCTAACGTCAAACACCGCCGATTGCGGTGCGTCCTTCACCCACTTGCAGCGCTTGCGCAGCTGGGGCTCGATTGGCACGTAGGTGGCCACCTGGACCTTGATGACAGCTGCCGGCGGCGGGTTCGGCTTGGTAGGCGCGGCCTGGCACGCTGCCAACAGCGCCGCGGAAGCAACCACGATGACGCGCATGTCAGTACCCCTTGAGTGTCGGGCAGGCGGAATCGAGCAGCTCCAGTGCTTCCTTGCAGGTGTCGGGCCTTTGTTCGTAACGGCCGCGCCAGGTGGAAGCCTCCTTCTCGGACGCCTCGACCTTCCCCGCCAAGGCCCGCAGTGCCTCTGCGCTCTCGTCACGGAGGGCTTCCAGTTTCTCGGCTTCCGCCCTCAGCGCGGCGGCGACCTCGGCCAAACGCTGATCGCGGCTGTCCACGTCCGCCTGCAGTCGGGCGGCATCGGCCTGCCAGTCGGCCCGGACCTTGATGACCTGGGCACTCAGGTCGCGGATCTTCTGCTCCTTCTCCCAGGCAGTCAGTCCGGAGACCATGCAGCCGAAGGCCAGCACCGCGCACACCAGCTTGACCTTGCTGCCGGGCTTACCCAGCCACTGCAGCGAGTCGGCCGCGGCGCCTACGACCAGCGTCCACAGCGCGCGAAGAAAACGAATCAGTACGCTCATGGCTTATCGCCTCCGATGGCGCCGGTGGCCCGCTCCACCATGCGCACGTAGCCGGGCAACAGCCGGCGGATCAGGACGCC